AAAGAGCTAGAAGGCGATTACACGGACGAAATGCGTAGTCACATTGCTGAGTACTTAGATTTCGTAGAAAGAGTATCAGGCGATGGTCGTAAGTTTATAGAGCAGCGCCTCGATCTTAGGGAGTATATAACTGACGGGTTCGGTACGGCTGACGTAGTGGTCTTTAACGCGCCAGATCTGCACATCATCGACCTTAAGTACGGTATGCGAAAAGTAGACGTGCATGAAAACCCACAGCTAATGATCTATGGCCTTGGTGCGTTAAGCAAAGTGCGCGATAAAGTCCAAAAGATCCATTTGCACATCGCACAACCGCGTCTGAACCATTACGACACCTGGGTAATAGATAAACCCGTGTTAGAAGAGTTCGGCTTTAAGGTCGCTGCTGCGGCAGACCTATGCGCCACTGACGATGCGCCGTTAAACCCTAGTGAGAAAGCGTGCGAGTGGTGTAAAGCGAGTACGACATGCCCTGCGCTGTACGCGCATACGCTGAAGGTTGTGGGTGATCGCTTTGACCCTATACCGGCTGAGGATTTGACTGATGAACAACTGCGTTTGGTGCTAGACAATAAAACGTTAATCGAAAAGTGGTTGAAGTCAGTGGAAAACTATGCGTATAATAAATCATCGAGCGGTGAGGGCTTCCCAGGTTATAAACTTGTCGAAGGTCGCTCAGTTCGTAAATATACCCAAGATGCTGAGACTACCTTAGTTAAAATTTTGGGTGATGACGCTTTCGAGCGTAAGTTAATAACGGTGACTGCTGCCGAGAAGATTCTGGGCAAGAAGCACTTTAAAGAATTAGGTATCACTGACAAGCCACCTGGCAAACCAGTGTTAGTACCTGATACCGACAAGCGTGTTGCTATCGGTGGAATGGACGACTTCGAGTCGTTAAATTAAAAAACCAAAAAGGTAAAAAATATGAAAATCCTACTAAAAAATGTTCGTCTTAGCTTCCCTTCACTTTTCCAAACTGAGAAATATAACGGTACTGATACTGAAAAGTATGCCGCGACTTTCTTGATTGCTAAAGACGATTCACAGGTCAAATCGATCCAAAAAGCCATCACTAAAATGGCTGAAGAGAAGTTTGGAACACCATTACCAAAATCAGTTAAATACTGTTTGAAAGATGGTGACGAAGTTGAATACGCAGGATACCCAGGGCATTGGTCAATCAAGGCCAGTACTAAGCGCCGTCCTTTAGTTATCGACAACTTAAAAACGCCTATCGTTGAAGACGATAATAAGATCTACGGTGGTTGCTACGTTAACGCGAGCATTTCATTGTGGGTCATGGACAACAATTACGGTAAGCGCGTGTTGGCCTCATTAGAGGGTGTTCAGTTCGTTAAAGACGGTGAAGCGTTTGCATCATCTGGCGGTAACGCCATGGATGACTTTGATACTATCGAGGTTGAAGAAGATGACTCTAACCCTTTTGGGTAGATGACGACTTCGTAATACCATTCTAAGGGGACAACGTCCCCTTTTTTACCACCATCTTTTATGTTAGGTGACTCATGAAAAAACTTGTAGCACTCGATTGCGAGGTCTATCGCAATTTCTTTTTAGCCCTATTCAAAACTGAAGACGGTAATCTCTACGAAATATCTAGACACAACGATCACTGTGAAGGTGATATTAAGGCTGTCAAATCCATCTTAAAAAACGATCAACTGCTTACGTTCAACGGTCTTGGTTACGATATCTTTGTGCTGTCAGCGTATCTACGCGGATGGTCTTTAGCTAGGATTAAAGAACTTAGTGATTACCTGATTAATGACAATTTCGCCCAATGGCGTGTTAACCAGGTGTATCCAGATCTCGTATTGTTCAAAAACGACCAGATCGATCTGATGGGCGTTACGCCACTGCAAGCATCACTGAAGGTTTATGGTAGTCGTATACACTATAAACGCCTCCAGGACCTTCCTATAGCGCCTGAGAGTACTATCACAGAAGATGCGGCCATGAGGTTGACGCGGTACTGCGAGAACGACCTTAATGTCACTTGGGAGATATACCGCACCCTCAAACCACAGATACAACTGCGCCGCGACATGGGTGCCATGTACGGCATGAACCTGCTGTCCACATCTGACGCCCAGATTGCGGAGCGTGTTATTCGACACGAATTAAACGCAGCGGGAGTCTCTGTAGAGAAACGCGATGCTGAGGTCGAGCCGTTCAAATACAACGTGCCTGACTTCATCAAGTTCGACACCCCCGAACTTCAGAAAGTGTTAGACAATGTTAGCAAAGCTACATTTGTGGTAGAGAACGGCAAACCTAAACTCCCCAAAGAACTGAACGAGGTTATCCACTTTGATGGTGCCAAGTACAAACTGGGTATTGGTGGTCTTCATTCCCAGGAGAAAAAGCAAGTCGTTATTCCTGGTCATGACGAGTTGTTTGGCGAATACGATGTAGCATCGATGTACCCTTCGATCATCTTGGGGCAGAACCTATACCCTAAACACCTGGGCGAAGAATTCTGTGACGTATACCGTGAGATATTTAATCAGCGGTTAGCTGCCAAGCGCAATGGGAATAAGGTCGTATCTGACGCGCTCAAACTGGTATTAAACTCAAGTTACGGTAAGTTCGGTAGCCAGTACAGTTACTTGTACAGCCCAGAACTATTGATCCAAACGACAGTGACCGGTCAGTTGGCGTTATTGATGTTGATTGAGCGTATGGTCGCCATTGGCGCTAAGGTAATGAGTGCTAATACTGATGGCATTAACGTCTTGATGTCCACAACACTTTTCGATAGAGCGAACAAAATAGCGGCCAAGTGGACCGAAGACACGACCTATGTCTTAGAGTGGACACCTTACGAAGCGGTGTACGCCAGGGATGTGAATAATTACATTGCGTTCAGTGGCGGTAAGACTAAGACCAAGGGCGCGTATGAGTTGGACTCTATCCGTAAGGGGTATTCTAACTTGATCTGCACCAAGGCAGTTATAGCGTACCTTAAAGACGGCGTACCTATTGAACAAACCATTCGCGATTGCGATACTGTCACTGACTTTCTAACCATGCGCACGGTAAAAGGTGGCGCATTGTTTAGAGGTAACTCGCTCGGTAAAGTTGTCAGATGGTATGTAAGCACCAAAGGTGATTACATCACCTACAGTACTAACGGTAATAAGGTAGCAGGTTCAGTCGGCGCAATCCCTGCGATGAACTTACCGTTCAAATTACCCGATGATCTGGACTACGACTTCTACATCAACCGAGCTTATGAATTACTTGAATGGTTTGGTATTGATGCGCGAAGCGATGATCGAAAAGAAAGTGACGGAGTATGCCAAGAAGCTAGGTTGGTTGGCATATAAATTCGTTTCACCTTCAAATCGTGGAGTGCCAGACAGGTTATATATCAAATCGGGTAAAGTGATCTTTATAGAGTTCAAAGCCCCAGGTAAAAAGCCCACGGCGCTCCAAACCAAAATACTAAAACAGATTAATGATCAATCTGTACCGGCATACGTCATAGACGATATCGCCACTGGTGAGGAGCTATTCAATGGAATTCAAACCACATAAGTACCAACAAGACATCATCGACAAAATACGGTCCGGTGACACATTCGTTATCGCGCAGATGGGTGGCGGTAAAACGGCAGCAACGCTTGAAGCGCTATCTAAATTAAAAGCCGGACTACAGGCGCTAATTATCGCGCCTTTGCGTGTGGCATCACACACCTGGCCCGATGAGATTAATAAATGGGATAACTTCAAATCGATGCCATACGCATTGGCCGTTGGGCCATTATCCAAACGGACGATGGCTATCGACAAGAAACAAATGATCACCATTATTAATCGCGAGAACATCCCATGGTTAGTCAAACACCATGGTAAAAACTGGCCTTATGATGTTGTCGTGATCGATGAGAGTTCATCGTTTAAGTCAGCAAGTAGCCAACGGTTTAAGGCATTAAAGAAAGTGCGAAAGTACATCAAACGCGTTGTACTGCTTACCGGCACCCCCGCACCGAACTCATTGCTTGAACTGTGGTCCCAGGTGTTCTTATTGGATGAAGGTACCAGGTTGGGTAAGTCGTTCCACGCGTTTAAGCAGCGCTATTTCGAGTCAGACTATATGGGTTACAAGTGGACCCCAAGGGCCGGTGCTGAGAGGCGCATATATGACGCCATACGCGACCTTTGTGTAGTGGTTGAGTCTTACGATGGTCTACCCGACAGATTAGACCTTGTCGAGAACGTCAAACTAAGCCACCGAGTGCAGAGTGAGTATGACTTATTCGAGCGTGAGCAGTTAATGTCGCTCAACGGCCAAGATGTGTCAGCCGTTAACGCAGCGGTCCTTAGCGGGAAGTTAGCACAGTTCGCCAGTGGCGCTGTGTACGACGATGATAAAAACTGGCATGTTATCCACAATGAGAAGCTAGACGCCCTAGAATCGCTGCTAGAGCAAGCTGAGGGCGAGAATGTCTTAGTGGCCTATAACTACAGGCACGAATACGAAAGGATTAAAGCCAAGTTCCCCCACGCTGTTGATATTAAAGAACCTGGTGCGATTGACCAATGGAACCGAGGGGCGATTAAGTTATTACTAGCCCACCCCGCGTCAGCCGGTCATGGCTTAAACTTATGGTCCGGTGGTCATCGTATCATTTGGTTTAGCCCCACCTGGTCCAATGAACTAAAGTTACAGTTCGACGCTCGCCTTTATCGCCAGGGGCAAACTAACACCGTGTTTATTCACACACTTGCGGCCAGTGGCACATTGGACTATGACATTATAGATGCGGTCCAAAATAAAAAGACCGTACAGCAAATGCTGATAGAAAAAGTTAAGAAATAGGAGCGTAATATGCCAAAACTATCCATTGATCAAGTGGGTTATATCATGGAACAAAAGACAATGGGCGTAAGTAATTACGCCCTATCAATCGAACTCGGTGTTGATCCAGCCACGGTATCTAATTCTATCCACCAGGCTCAACACCATGGGTTCAATTGGTGGAAACCTGGTAGACGTGAACCGAATTATCGGACCAAGTACCAAAGCGCGAAAGTGACTATCGAAAGATTAAGAGCGAAAGTGGAGTATTTAGAATATAAACTAAGCGGTTTCGTTGACAGTAGTGGTAACCCTACCTACTATTAAAATGTTTCATGAGATCCTTTGACCTTGTTTGCCCCACTCTGTGGGGCTTTTTTTATTTGTACCACTCATCAGTGGCCATCATATTAGCTAAGCGATTAGCTCGCTGTCCAACTTGTTTAGCCCATCGAGAGTCAAGCATCTCAGCAGCAGCTTCCATATAATCACCTATCTCAAGTGCTGTGAGCATATTCTGGAATTGTAAGAATCGACTAATACCGAGGTTAAAGCACATATCCATCAGTACAGCTTGACGCGTCTCAGATAGCTTCAAAAAGCAGGGCACATTCATAGCTAGTTCACTCTGCACTCGCATAAGGTCATT